AAGTCCGGCAAGGTGATCGCGCTGCCGCATGAGGCCGACTTGTCGACCCGATTGCAACGCTACCTAGAATGGGCGGGCGTCGATCGCGCCGAGCTTTTCATCAGCGACAAGACCCGATGTCAAATCACTTTCAAGGATCTCCGCGCGACGTACGCCACATGGCGAGCGATCCGCGGCGACGACCCCCTGAAGATCCAACGGGCCGCCGGGCACAAGTCGCTGAACACGACGCAAATCTACATCCGCGCAGCAGAGGATCTCGGGGGCCGCGCGGGCCAGCCATTCCCCCCGCTGCCGGCGTTCGTGTTGGGCGAGACGGCGACGGCTCGGGCGCACCTCGAAAGCGTCAAAAGTACCGGCGCCGAGCAGCGCGAACCTATCGGCGAAAAGGGCGGCGCGCGTCACGGAAAGGCGCCCCGTCCCAAGGCTGTCCCAAAACTGTCCCAAGGAAACGCTAAGTCATTGAAACTAAAGAAAAAGATTGCGTCCCCAGCGGGATTCGAACGCAACAAGGTGGCGGATTTCCCGGGCGAAAAGGGGCGTTTTGGGACAATTGGCCCAAGGGATGGCCACGATGGGGCACCGTCGCTGCCCGTTCTTGGGACAGCCGCGCGCGTGATCGCCGCCGCTTTGCAGGATGCGATCGCCGGTGGCCGCGCCGACGAAGCCGCCGAGCTGGCCGGCGAACTGGCACTAGCCACGGCGCGCCGTCGGGCGTAGCTTGCTCGGTGCCGGGCGAATGCCTCACGGGACTACATCTTGACCATGATGTCTCGCAACCCACTTGTCGCCCGGCGCTAGCGTTGCCGTCCGCCCGGGCGTAAGGTTCGGTGATCAGGGAATGCGGCCAAGGCGAACCTCCTAGGGAAACGGCGAACGGCTCGGCGGCTCGACCCCACCGGGCCGTTTGCTTTTCTAGCGGGCGCGGTGCCACACGATCCAATCGCCGGCTTCGATCGTGAACCATCGGCGGCCGTGATCGACGAGCACGCGGCCCCGCTCGACGACGACGGGCACGGCGCCCACGGCAACGATCGGCGCCCATGTCATTCGCGGCGCCGCCGTTGCTCTAGCCGCCTTTCAACCCAAGCAATTGTTCGCTCGACGGCGCGCCGAACGGGCCCATGGAGCCGGCTGGTGACGTAGCCCATTGCGCCGCCGAACGCGAAGGCGCCGAAGTATTGGAACGCGCGCTCCCACCACGTCATCACCGCGGCCCCCGCGTGCGCCGTTTCATTCGTCGTCGCCCTCAAATTCGGAGTGGATGCCCCCGTGCCGGCGCGCGTAGTCGGCGTCAAGGCTCGGACAGTAGCGCGCGTGATAGGTGCTCTCACCGCACGCGGGGCAACGCGCGGCCTCTCGGACGGCGACGGCCATAAACCATTCCCACGACGCGCGGCAAAACCGCATCTGTGCAAGCGCCGCGTGAAACGCCTTGGCGCATGCATCGGGATCGGCCGCACCGGCCGCCGCGAAGGTGGCGCGCGAAGTCTCCACGGAATACGCCGGCCCCTTGCACCGGTCGCGTCGGCCGTCTGCTTTCATGAACATGCATTCAAAGCCGGGCGCCGGGATGATCCCGCAAACGTCGCAGTAGGGGCCGACGTCTTCGAAGTCGTGATCGCACCAGCAATCCTCGGCGCCGCACACCCGGCAATAAAGGGGCTCTTCGTCGCTCACCGCTTCACCGCCCACCAATAGCCGTCGCTTCGGTGCCGTCCCTTGTGCCCGGCCATAAGCTCGCATCCGCCGCACGCGAGGCCGTGCGGTGGGAGCGAAACGCAGCGAGCTACCAGGCTCGGCGGTTTCTGTTTCGGTGGCGAGTAAAGTAGGTCCGCGATGGCGCGTGCGGTGCGCGCTTTCGTTGCCGCCGTTTCGGCCGTGTCGGGCAAGGGCGGGGGGCGGCGCCACTCAAACCAAGACGTCGTTCCTTCGCGCACCTTCCGAACGCCGGGAACCTTTCGGGCGAGTTCCATCAGCCACCGATCGGCGGTAGGGAGCGAGACACCGAAGCGCGTCACGGTGTGGCGGGAGTGTCGGCCGCCGAGCATGAGATCGCGCAACACGTCGAGCGTGCCGCCCGGGCCAGCGATCGCGCGGTGCCGTTTCATCGCCGGTGAAGCCTCGTAGTGACCGCGGTGGTGGGTACGGCCGACACTTTCTCCACGATCCTCGCGCCGCACGCGGGGCACCAAATCACCAATTCGATCACGGGCGGTGGCCACGGGGCATAGGTCGTCATGAACGAAGGATAGAGATCGATCCGGACCTCGACCCCGGGTAGCTCTTGCCCGCACGCGCAAAGGCCGATCATCGGCCCCACCACGCTCGCCGCTCGTGATCGTCGAGGCCGCGAGGGTAGAAGGGCAAGAGCGCGCCGGGAATGTTCGCGCTCATCTCGCGCGGCGCGATCGTGCCGGTGTGTCGCCCGCGTGCCCAAACGAAACGCTTTCGTAGGAAGGTCCGGATCCGCCCGATCCGTTTCTTGAGCGTGCGCCGTTTCATCGCGACCTTTCCGCGTATAGCAAGCACGCAGCGAGGGCCGCTTGCCGCTTCGTCAAGCCGGGTGGATCGTCATCGTCACCGCCGTTGCACGAGCACCGGCCTAGGAGGTGTCCGACCGAGCCGACGATCGATCGGACGAAACACTCGTGATGCCACGGTGCATCGGATCGCGTATGTCCCGGACCAATGTGCGCCATGATGCAACCGCTATCCCATACGGCGATCAGTTCGTGGCACCACAAGCAAGGCGCGCCAACCGGCACCGGCACCTCGTCTTCGGGCTCGCCCCTTCGCGGGCCACGGCCGAACCACCTAACCCCGTCGCTCATCGTTGCACCTTCCGAATCCGCACGCCGGTTTCGGTTTCTAGCCACGCGGTTTCGCACGCGTCCGAGCAAAACCGAACCGGCATCTCTTGGCCGTTCTCGCCGGGATGCTTCGACGCGACCGGCGCGATGAGCCATATCCACCCCGGGCCCCACGCGTCGCGCTTGCCGCATTGCTCGCACGTGTGGACCCGGCCGGACTTCGATCGCTTTCTCATTTCTTGAACACATCCAGCGACGATTCCGGATCGAAGCATCCAGCGGACGTATTCCGGGGCTCGTGTTCGGCGGCCCACCTTGCGATCAAGACCGAAAGCGGCACCAGCGTACGCTTGCCGTCGATGCTGATTTCTATGTGCGGTTCCGAACTACCGTCGAGGCGAACGACATCCACCGCCCGAATGGTGACGCGCCGTGCCGCCCACGCGACCATCAGTGCACCCATGTCCGGTGTTCAATGTACGCCGATCGCCCGTCGGGGAACGGTTCACGAAAGGCGGCGCCGTCCCAAAGTAGCGGCAAGCCGCCGACGTAGCCGCCGACCACCGCGTCGAACATGAGGAAAAGGCTTCGTCCGTTCGGTGATGCGAGCGCCACGAAAGCGTCCACCGTGCGGCCCGCGAAGGTGAGGCGCACCGTTTCGCCGCGTTTGAGCATGGGAACGGGTTCGCCCCTCATCGTTGCACCGGCCATCCGTCGATCGCTTCGTCGGTGTATTCGACGCGCTGGCCGCACACAATGCAATGGTCGGTCGCCAGGATTCGAAGCGTTTTCTGATCGCGCCCCACAAGCAAAAGTCCGTCGGGGCACACCGGGCACTTGCGCCGAAAGGGACCCTCTTCGTCGTCGCGCTGTTCGAGCGTGGCATGCGTCACGCGGATCGATGGCTTCTGATAGTTCGCCAGCCATTGCTTGACCGTGGGCCGCGTCATCCAATTGCCCCATGGGTCCGGTTGCAGCCGGGGCCCGATGCGGCGCACCTTACTCCCCTGCGGTGTCGGTTGACAACTAGTGCCGCTTGGCAAGCGCCCGGCGCGGTGGTAGTCATCGGCGCCAGAGAGGGAAGGCCACTGCAATGGTCGACACCGAGCAAGGCACCGGCGCGCCCGTGGGCGCCGCGTGAACCGACACGAACGGCGCAAGCGCGACGCGTTCAGGCGCAAGGCGATCGACGCGTCGCACGACCCCGCGATGCGCGCCGACTACGAGCGCGGCGCGGAGAAACACTGGCAGATGTTTCGCCATCTGCTCGCGCGGCTACCGATCGAAGATCCGCCACGGTTCGGCCTCCTGACCTCTGATATTGCGCTGATCGCGCCGATCGATCTGCCGCCGCTTCGGTCGCGGCTCGCCCGGAACTACACCGCCGAGATCATGATCTCCGCGCTGATTACGTTCGCCGAAGTCGAGGGCATCGAGCCGCCGACTTACATGATGCTTCGCACGTTCGTCGAGCAGTCGGGGCTAGCAACCGACGCGCTCACGCTCGACGAGCTAGGGCTTAGGGTTTCCACCGTGGGCGAAGCGTGAGCGGCGATCACCCGATCACGTGGCCGGAAGCCGTGAACAACGTGGGGGTCATGTTCGCGCTCGCCGCGTGCGTTTGGGCCATCGCATGGAGCGCATCGAAGTGGCGGTGGCCCTGGTGAACCCAACGGCCGCGCACGCCCGGCAAGTGAAACTTTGATAATGCCCACGGTGTCATGTGACGCCCCCGCGGGCGCGATTGCCGCACACCGAAAGCACTTGACGTGAGACCGAATACACTTGATGGGGGTCCGGAAATCGCCGTATCTCTAAATAAGCGGGTGTGACCGGCCGCAACCGGCCACACCCCACCGCCGAAGGGAAACTGGGCTGCAACCCAGTACGGCCCCCGACGGTGATCACACACAACCGAACGGAGGACCGCCCGACGTGGTGACGGACGCCAACATATCCAGCCCAGCGCTAAACCGAAAGAGGGGTTCGCGCAGTCGGTGCGCGTCCGTCGCACACCGAAACCGAGTGAACGGAAATCCCTAGGAACCCTTGGCCTGGCCCCGGCTGCAAACGGGGCCGGCCCTTACATCGAAGTAATCCCCTCGAATGGGCGGCCCTTCTGGGTCGTCTTACAAGCGGGCGCATCCGGTTCTGACCCGGACGCGCCCCACCGCGGGGGCGGGCGTCAAACGACGCCCCGAACCTCACGGTGCCCACGCAACGGAAAGGACCCGTCACATGGCACCCGGCAATTTACACGACCCCGCATCAAAGGAAACGGTTGACACCGTCTCAGACATGATCATCTGCTCGGACGAACTCGCGGCCAATGCGACCATGCTGCGCGATTTGTGGTGGGATCGATCGCGCCCGATCGCGCTTCTGCTCGAAGGTTTTCGAATCCAGTTCAAGGCGTTCGCCGACGACGCCGCGTCGGGCAAGGTGACCGATCGGCTGGCCCTCAGTACCATCAGCCGGATCTACGAAGAGATCGCGATCGCCGTCGGCGAACTTGTCGACGAGCCGGCGCCCATCCCGGCCCGTAACATCATCTCGAAGATCGCCGGCCTCGCGTCGCTCGTCGCGTCGCTCGTCGAATGCGGCGCCCGGCCCGTGATTCTCGATGGCATCGTGATCCGCGGCTCGCGCAGCAACGGCCCGAACTGATGGACATGCCGGCCAACACTTCCGCGATGGAGGCAGCCCTCCGCGCCGTGGGCACGCTGGCATTGTTGGCCGGCCTCGTGTGGACGCTGATCGCCCTCACCCGGTACACCGCCGCGCGTCGGCGCGGAGAAACGGAGGGCTTCGATTTGGTGTGCCCGTATTGCCCCCGCGCGCCGCTTACCCGGGTGCACCGCCGTAGTTGGGAACGCTGGCTTTGCACCGCCGTTTACACGTGCGAGCGGTGCGGCCGGCGCTTCCGGCACATTCTCTAGCCACGTTCAAGCGAAGTCAGTTGACTACCGTCTAACGAGCCATGAAACGCGCCGCCCTCTTCGCCCTTGTTTGCCTCACCGCTTGCGGTGCCCCCGCCTTGGACGCCCCCCCTGTAGGCGAACCCCCTACGCTCGACGCGGCGCCCGACGCAACCGAAAGGGATCGGGCCGTGCCGGATGCGCCGGACGGGGCCACGACGGAAGCCGGCGAAGGTGCGGCACCCGAAGCGGCGCCGCCCACCCCGGGCGTCGACGGCGGCACCGAAGCCGGCCAGGCACCCGAAGCGGCGCCGCCCGCGCCCGAAGCCGCCCCCCCTTCGATCGATGCCGCTACGGCCGACGTCGACGCGGGAAAGCCTGGCCCCTTGTGCACCGGCGGAACGGCTACCTGCGACACCGTGAACCGCACCGACGACGCGATCCGCGCCCAGCTCGGCGGCCCCCGGTACGGGTGCACCGACGGCGCGCGCAAGTGCGGCTCGATCAACGAAGGGGGAACGGGGCCGTTTACCTACCCCCTGATCTGCCGCGGTTCGATCTGGCGGCTCGCCGGCACGGAATACGGGGCCGGCATGTGGTCACCCCTCTACCAGTGCTCGAAGGGGTGCGGCACCGCGCCGGCACTTTGCGATCCCTAGGGGATCATCTAGGCGATCGTCGTCGGGCCGCGAACGAGACCCAGGTACCGATCCCAGGGGAAGCCGGCCCCGGGGTCGGTGTGGCCGTGGCCGTCGTTGAAAGCGTTCGTCACGTCGACGTGCCCGCAAAACCCACGCTTGCCGGCGCGTAGTTCGGCGACGGTGAGCCGCACGATCGGCACCGCGTACCGGCGGCAGATGTCCGCGGCCAGCTCGGCGGAACGGGCGAGCACCCCCCGCGAGTATTCGTCATCCCACGCGGCCGGCGACTGCCCGGCATAGCCGGCGTGTTCGAGGTGGATCCCGCGCCGGTTCGCGCCAGGGGCCGCCCACGCGACCACGTCTTCGGGCACGCATTGGATCACCTCGGCGGCGTCAATGCAGAAGTGGGCCGAAGCTTCGGGGGCGTTCGGGCCGGCGAACCATTCGGCGACGGCCCTGGCCGTTCCCGGCTTTTCCGGCGCTTCCATGGTGTGGATCACGATCCAATCGATCGCTTGCCCGGGCCGAGGTGGGCCGGCGTTCTTGGCCTGGATTAGAGGGATCTCTGTACCCTGGAGAACGAGGCCGACGAGCGACATTGCCACGGCTACCCCCCGCCGAAGCGTCGATCTAGGTCGGCTTGCCACGAACCCCGCACCGTCGCGCGAAGCTCTTCGATCGATTCGGGCCCCTTGCCGGCGATCACGGCATCGCGCGCCAGGCTCAAGGCCGCCGAAGCAATCCGGCCGGCCGGCTCGGGAAGGTATTGCGTCACCTCTTCGAGCAGTGAAAGCGCGGCTTCGATGGCTTCGGGTGTCTCGCCATGTTCGAGCCGGCCGATCGTGTGGATGATCTCTTCGAGTGTCATCGCGTCCCCCCGTCCCCTTTGCAGTGCACGCCCGCGCCCCCGTCATCGTTCAGCACGGCCGCGCATTCGGGCGAGCGCTCGACGAGCCGCTCCAATTGCGCGACGGCATCGGCGCAAGTCGCGGCAGTCGAGGTGATCGCCTTACCTTGCTCGCGGCACGTCGACGCTTGAACCGTGCGAACTGGCGCCGACGAGCAGGCCGCAAGAAAAAAACCGAGGGCCGCGAGGGATTTCGCCCGCGCCGGCACATAGGAACCTAAAACGAGCACATGCATCGCATCCGCTCCAAGGTGATGACCCATAGGGAAAGCCGTGCTTTCGCTTCGGGCCAGTTGTCCGACGGCGCGCCGAGGTATCCGCGAAACGCTCGAAGGGGGCGCGCCGGCCATCCCTTGTCACGCAGCGCCCGAACCGCGCCGCGTGCCTGGACTTCGGGCGAACCGCAAGCGAAAGACTCGTAGCCGAAACCGAGCCCATACAGACCATCGCCGCCATCGCCGTGCGCGCGACACGTTTCGTAATCCCATCCAAAGCCGCTTTCGTGCGCTGCCGTCACTACGAGCGCGGCCCCCTCGGCTTCGTCGGCGACGACGCTGGCGATCACGGTGGCCTGATACTCGGCGCGGATCGGATCCGTGCGCGGCATCAGGGTCAAGATCGCAAGGGCTAGCGCGTGCGCGGAGGCGTTCACTTGCTCGGCTCGCTTTCGTCGCCCTTCGCGCGCGCCGCCTTGTAGGCCCCGACGATGTCGAGCGAAACCGAGGTGACGATCTGGCCGGCCTTGGTTTCGCTCCATCCGAAAATGTGGACGAGCACCGGCAGCACCGTTGCGATCACGAGAATGATTTCCGATGTCGTGTTCATGGGGTCTCCTTTCGTGTCGGCTCGTCCGCCGGAATGTCGGCAATCGCATCCCGAAGACGCCCCACGCGCGTATCGAGAACGTCGATCATCTTTTCGATCAGGTCCTGCGAACGTTCGAGCCGATTCGCCCGATCCGTCGTGGCCGTTTCGAACTTGTCGATCGCACGGTCAAGCGCCCCGTGCTCGTCGCGTACGCGCTCGGCTTCGTCGATCGCGATCTGTGCAAGGTTGTTCGTTCGGTGGATGCGTTCGGCAAGCTGGCCCACTTCCGCGGTGAGCGTGTCAAGCCGCGCGCCGATACCGTCGAGGCGCGGCACGATCGTTTTGACCTCGGCTTTCAAGCTCTCTTGATTCGTCGCGACCTTGCCAAGCGCAACTTCCAGCGTGGCGATCGCGCGAAAGATTTGGTCGAGCAAAACCGGCGCGCTCGTAACTTCTGCCCGTCCGTCGCCCGTCATTCTTCCTCCTCGTCTTCGTAGCGTACTTCGCCGCGCGCTTCGGCCTTGGGCCCGAACTTGGGCGGCGGCGTTCGGTTCGGCGTGGCAAACACCTTGCCATGCCACGCGTCCAAACGATCCCACCTTGTATCATTGCGCGCCTGCTTTTTTTCGATTGCCTTAACGCGTGCGGGCAAAGGTGCGATAGGTGCGAGCGCGGAGGCGATTGCGCTAGCAGAAGAATCCACGCAGCTACGGCGGGCGGTTTCGACTTCGTCGCGGCTCGCGCGTGATTGCGCCCACGTCACCGCCGTCAGGATCAGGCCGCCGAGGTAAAAGAGATCCTTGAGCGTGATTGTTCCGAGGTGCGCGCGCGCGAATTGACTTAGCCCCCCGCGCGGCGTCTTCGGGGGGGGCGGCAACGGCGGATCGGTGGGCGGTGGCTGGACCGCTCGTCGCGAGGGATCGATCTGCGAATACCTCATCCCGGTTTTTTGCCCACCTTTCACGGCATCAAGATCATGAGATGACGAAGATCGCCGCACTCCTCGGCCCCCGTATTCGAGCCCATCAGGTACGACGTGGCAGGTAGAGAGATCGCGGAAGCGGCGCTTTGCAGTCCGCTCGATCCGTTGCCCGACGTGGCGCCCGCAACGTCCAGCTTTCGGCCCCCCGCGCGGTGCATCGCATGAATCCTTAGCGGCGCTTCGCGCGACCACGTGAGCGCGCTCGACAGCACATCAGCCCCGCCGATCCGCAACACGATCTTTTTCGTGGTCTTCTGAATGAAGATTCGATTGTTCGTATCGAAGTAAACGAGATTGTGATCGGCGGCCTGCTCGGTGTCGGCATAGTTGGGAGCGACGAGCAAGTCGAGATCGAAGAAACCGCCCGGCGCGACGTTCGCGGGCGTGGCCACCGCGACAACGTCGGCCGCCCTCGAAGCGGCGGCGCTCGTCGTCGGAATGTACGAAGACGGGTAAAGGACGATCGATTCGTGTTGCCACGAATAGCCATACATCGAAGTGGTTCCCGAGATCGCAGGGGCCCCCGTCGGTTCATTGGCCCGGGTCTCAAAGTTCGCTTGCATTTTCCCCTGACCGACTGGAACGTCGGCCGCTTCGGTAATGCTCAGTCGCGACCATGTCGTGCTTGTAACGTCGACATAGCTGGAAGGGCCGGCCGTCGTGCCGCGCCAATGCGCATAGGGCGACGAGCCGGTCACGCCGCGGCACCAGCCGGAATGCGTTCGCATGCTCGCGGGGCCTTGGACGTTCGGCTTCTGATTGTAATCGCCGTACTGGCTGCCCGTTGACGTGAAGCCACGCGCTTGCGTGCCGCCCGCGGGATCGGCGTTGCCCGTCGATGTTGCCATCGCGCCGGCTTGCCAATCCGCGCCGGCCAGGTCCACGCTATACGTGAGGTAATTTGTACCTGCATTCTCGACGCTAAGGCCGGTGCCGCTACCGACGTTTCGCGCCCGCGCCGCATTCGCTCCAAGCCCCGTCACGAGCGACGACGCGGAGACCTGCGACGTGCGTCCAGTCGTCGCGCAAGTGATCGCGAACCACGGTGGGAGCGTGATCAGACCGGTTCCTAGATTCGCCGCACCGCTCGCGAAAAAGGAGCGAAGCACGCGCGTCGAGAACGGTTGCCCGAACCACATGTTAGACCGCCAGCGCGTGCACGTTTTGAGTCGCCGTGCCGGTGATCGCGTAATACTCGTTAACGTTTGCAGCCGGCAACAACGGCGACTTTTCGCCCGGCTGTAGCTCGATCCCCTTGCCCGTCGATCCCGATGTCACGCCGGTCGCGCGGCCGAAGTAGACGGGGGCCGTGTTGGCCAGCGGCGCGGAAAAGATGCACCCGATCGTACATGCGGCGCTCGCGAATTGATGCGAGTTCGTATCCGCAAGCGACAGGTTTTGGCCCGCGTCGGCCGTTGTGGGCTGGACCACCGCGGTCGGATTCGTGCGAAGCGGATTGCCCGACGTGCCGACGGCCGCGGATCCGTCCGACAGTTCCACGAAGCGCGGGCGTGTCGCCGCATCGGCGGCCGGGGTGGAGTTCGTGCCGTCGCTGCCGCGCGTTCGCACCGGGTTCGCCAGTGTCCCCAGTGCCGCGGACCCGTCGCTCAGCTCGACGAATTGCGGCCGGCCCGCGGCATCGCCAGCCGGTTGCACTTGCCCGCCCGACCCCACGACCTGGGTCTTTTGCGTGCCGTCCGTTTGCTTCGCCGCCGTGGCAAGTAGCGACGTGTCGACCGTCACGGTTCCCGACACCGGAACCGCATCGTGATCGCTCGCGAGCACTACCGATAGGCTCGCGTCCTTCGTTGTTTGCCCGTCACCGCTCGGAAGATTCGCCATAGCTATACCCCTCTCACGCGAAAATAGGTTCGATCGGATAGTTCTCGGATGCCGCGGTCGAAGTCGGCTCGACGTCACCGTTGCCGTAGCTCTTGAAGTTCATCAAGTGCACCTTGCCCACGATGAAAGGCAGGGCCGGGGAGATCACGTAGTTCGGAACAACTTGCGTGTAGCGCGTGCCAGTCGTTTCCCACATGGCGATATAGAGCTGTCGGTTGATCGACGTGGATGCGATCGTGTAGGGGCTCGAAAACGTCGCGGTGAAAAGCCCGATCCCGCTTACGGCGACGGTCGCGTTGCGTTGCCGCGTATGCCCGGCCGTCGCGTCGGTTGTCCAAAGCGAAACCTTGACGTTGACCGCGGTGCCGTGGCCCCACCAGAAGCGCGCACCGGTGATCGTTAAGGCTTCGGTGAGCGCGAAGCCGATTCCCGTCGACACGCTGCCCGAGCCGTTGCCGACCGATTCGTTTTTCGACATGTAGTCAACGGGTGACCACGGCATCGGGACCGCCGTCGCGTCGGCACCGTCGGCGCCATCCGCACCGGCCGGCCCTTGGATGTTGCCGACGACCGAATAGGTGCCGCTCGCTTTCTTGTAAACGTCACCGTTCGAGGTGCGGAGATAGTAATCTCCGTCCACGCCGGTTCCGTCGGACGGTGCGCCCGAGCCGTTGCGCCACGTGGCCCCATCGGCGCCGACGGTGCCATCCACACCGAGCCGAAGCGCATCGTTGTCGGGATCGTCTTCCGCGGTGATGCCGTCACCTAGGATGATCTTCCGCCGCGCGGGCACGAGAATCCCGCTTTTTTCCATCGGTATCCAAAACGGATCAAGCCAGCCCATCGCGATCCCTTTCTTACGGCAACGGTCGGAAACGTTGCACGACGATCGAAGCCGGAACTTGAATCGTTCCGGTGTTGGCGCCGTTGTCGACCGATAGCTTGCCGCGCGCCTTGAACGTGCCGTTATTCAACACCGTCCAGATGGTCGTAAACGACATGGTGAAAGTTGATTGCAGCGACGTGGCGGTGACGCGCTTGCTTCCGATCGGCGCGGTGTCCGTCGCGCCGTCGAGGATCGTCGGATTGAATTCGACATACCCCGCCGAGGTGTAGACCGTCGCGTTCCACGTGATGATCAGCTTGTCGCCGACTAGGCAATTCGGCACGTCGAGCGTGTAGCCGGTGATCAGAACCGCGCTGACAGACGTCGTCGTAAAGAGTAACGACCCGTCGTGGTACTCAAAAACGGCCTGACGGGCTTCGAGCCAAGCCGTTCGATCGATCGTCCCCTCGACGGCAGCAAGAATGCTCGCGACCGGCTTGTCGTCGCCGTCGGAAGGGATCGTCAGATCATCCGGCCAATTCGTCGGATCGCCCGCGTAGGTCGTACTCATGGCTTAGCTCACCCCATCCCAGTAGATGGCGCGACTGTCGCGCGCCGGCACTTGCACCCCACCCACGTTATGGCTCCAATGCGCCCACGTGCCATCAGGCAACGGCGGCGCGGTGTCCGACGGACTGAACGCCGACGCGTCGAAAGAGATGATGATATTTTTGCAGACGCTTCCGGCCGGCTTCCAGTCTTCGACGATGCTTCGGATCGTTTGCACTTGCTCGACCGTGGCCGTGGATCCCCACGTGCCGCGCCCGCTTTCGCCCCACACTTCGCCGTCCCCCCACGTGCCATCGCGCGACCACGGCACGCCGCCCACAGAATCGATGATGATCCAGAAGCGGGCCCACAGAGCCGTTAGGCCATCCCAGTTCCAGAGACCCGGCGTGGCGCGCGTGATCGTGAACGTGCCATCAGCGGCGCGCGTGTAGATGGTTCCGACCTGCGTCCAGATCCGGATCCGGCAAGTTTGCGGCGTGAGGTAGCCGGCGATCTGATCGAGCATCGCGCGGCCCACGCCGGCCCCTCGCCACGCTTCGAGCCAAAGCAGCAACCGACCGCGGTAGCTCGCGGCACCTTCGAGCGGCCCGCGCCGAATGCCGCGATCGCGCCCGTGGTAGGGCAGCGCGTCTTCGGGACAGAACAGCGGAAACCGCGCGCTCGTCGCTTGCTTCGCGGCTTCGGCGATCATGTCGAGCGGAAGCCCAATGAACGCGTAGACCATGCGGGCGGCGCGATAGGTGCGAAGCCGCCCGGGCGACAGGAACCACGCGACGTCACGAAAGGTACTCATGTGGACACCTGCGTCACCGTCGTATCGGAAAGGACCCCCGCCCAGACCGGCACCTCGCCATCGGCGATCGAAACGTCGGCCTCGCTCGTGAGCTGTGCTTTGAGCGTTCCAGGGATGGCGCCCGCGACGATCCCGAGCAAAGCACGCCAGTAGACTTTCCCCGTAGCGGGCGAGATCACCACGCCGCCGATGGGAAGCGTTTGGACGTAAGCTTCGAGCGCATCGAACACGGCGGCGCGCGCGTCGGCCTCGGAAAGTCCGAGCGACGACGGGATCCAGATCGTACACGGCGTGGTGATAGAAACGTTCGTGGCACTGACCGCCGTCGCGTCGAAGCCGTAGGGTGTCACCTTCGCGTCAAACTCGGCTTGAACGACCGCAACATCGTCGACGGCTACGAGGCCGCTTGCGCCGGCAATGTAAACCGTCGTGGTTCCATCGCCCGGCGACGGCATCACCCGAACGCGCGTCACGCCGACGGCGGTACCGTCTTCGCGCTTCGCGCTTTTCGCGATGAATTCATAGGCCCGCTTGATTCCGCCGAGGGCCAATAGCGCCAGCGAATCGCGGCACCGCTGCCGAAGGGCGGGGTCGGTCTCTTCGTCGAGGCCGACGAGCGCAACGGGATTCGAACACGTCACACCTAGAAACGTCGTAACGAGATCGGTGAGCGTTCCGACCCCGGCGCTGCTGTCGCTGCCGGCTTCCTCGGCTTCGAGATCCAGGGTTACGGTCTGGCCGACACCCGGCGAAAGCGTTCCGCCCGTCGTGTTCTTGTAGGTTTTGCGCGTAACGTTGTGGGCAACGATGATGTCGCCGACGTCGAAGACGAAGAGCCCCCCGCCGCCATTCGTGAGCGTGAGCGCGTTCGGTGCCTTGGCGACCGTGGCTTCGATGCGCTCGACGTTGAAAAGGTTTTTTGCGAGAAAGGTGAGCCACACGCCGGCCGCGGTATCGAGAAAGCCGCTTGCCGCGATCAGCTTCACAACATCGCCGGCCGTCTTGTAAAGCTGAACGAAGAGGGCCAGAAGCGTTCGCGTGTAGCCGCCTTCCGCCCAGTTCTCGGTCACCAATCCGATCAGCGCTGCCGCGTTCAGGATCGAACGCTTCCAATCGGCCACCGTCTTCGTTGTCAATAGATCGTCGAGCGTGGCCATCAGATGCCCCCCGGCAAAAGGTGCACGGCAAGGTCAAGGCTTTCGTCGCTTGCCGGGCCCACAAGCTCGAACGTTCCGCCCTCCGCGGTTTCGCATCGGATCGTGATGTCGTACGACGTTGCCGGCCCTTCGACGGTGCGGACGATCGTCGCGTTGACGGTGTGGATCCGTTCGTCCTTCGTCAGTTCCGAGCGAATGCGTTCCGGGATGGCTGCCGCGTCGGCCTCGGTTTCCGCCGAGCCGAGCGCTTCGAGCAGATCGAAGCCGTATTCGGGCGCATCACCTTCAAGGATCCCCATGCCGCGCGGGGTCTTCAGGCGCCAGATCGAATCCTCGGCGATCAGTTCGACGCCCGTAACGGTGCGGGTTTCGTCGACGTCTTCGAGCGAAGAGAGATCAAGTCCGAATTCGGTGGTCATGAGATGGTCCCAGTGGCCGCACCGGTGACGGGGGCCGGTGACATTCCGCCCGGCGCGACGAGCCCTGTAGCCGGCACGGCCACCACGCCGTTCGCGGTGATTTCCGCGATCACGGCCACCGCGATCGCGTCGCACACCGCGGTCAATGAGTCGTTGTCTTGGGCGAGGGTATCGGCATTGGCGAGCAAGCCAGCTCGGACCGCCGCCGAAAGACGCGAAGGGGATAGAGCCATTAGCCGCACCTCACGCGCGCCGAAGCGCCGACGATGGTTCCACCGAACGGCCCCGCAACGACGGGATCCGTTTGCCGGGCGACACCGAGCACGCCGCCCGCAAGGGTCATCAGTACGCCGTCGAGGTCCAAGGCCAGCGGCTGAAACCCTTCACCTTCGGCGTCTTCGAATCCCACGACGACGGGCCGCGCCGGATCAGCGTCGACGAACGCGACGAGCACGCGCGAGCCGAGCGCAACATCAGCACGGGCGCCCGACACGCCGGGCCGCACGGTGACGCGTTGCAAATCCGGCATGCCGGTCGACACGCGGATCGGTTGCACGTTCAGCCGCTCACCCGTTTGCGTGACGACCCGATATTCGAAGACCCCCCGATAGCGGGCGCGGGGGTCAAGCTGATCCATGATTCGGCGCCAAGCCGTCAAGCGCCGGCTCGTCGAAGCCATGCCCGAACCCCAAAGCGTCGAGCGCAACGCGCCCGGGGCCAGTTCGTGCATCACGTCGACGGCTTCGATCCCCTCGACGGTGACACCGGGCACGATGGCCGCGATCGATTCGCTGGCCAGGGCCACCGTCCGCCGGGCCAGATCCACCGATGCGATCGCCGCCGGTGCCGTGAACGCCGCCGCCGCGCGCCGGCCGATCCGCGTCGTGCCGTCTTCGCCGACGTACCAGGCGGCCGGTGCGATTTGCTCCAAAGCCCTGGCCGCCGGGCCGGCCTCACGGGCGAACGCCGGTCCGAGCCGCGTCGTCGGCAGCGTTGCCGCGTCGATGGCTTCACCGCACGCGCTAGCCGCGTCGGCAAGCACGGTGGCCGCCTTGACCCCTGCGTCGTTGGCGTAGCTTTTGGGGGCAACGTCGCGGCCCCACGAACCGGCGCCGCCAGCGATCCGAAAGTTCGCCCGCCCCTTCGGCCCCGGGCCGCCCGACATGATGGTTCCCGACAGCGACAGATCGGCCAGCGCCAGGGCCACGCGGCCCGAAAGCGTCACCTCTTCGTCAAGCGACACTTCGGCCCACCAGACCCCCCACGCGGGAAGGTAGGCGCGCGCATGCGTCACGCGGTGGCCGGCGAGCGTTGCCGTACTCATCTGCCTCCTAGGGTCGCGAAGGGGTGCGCCGTTTGCGGGCCGCTCTTCGCTTCGACCAAAAGACTTTCGATCTGGGCTTTCAAATCCGCGTTCGGGTCGGGCGGCTTGTCGTTCGTCTTCGAACCCGCGGGCGATCCGCCCTTCGCCTTCGGCGGCCGAAATTCAATGAACTTTACGACGACGGTCGCGCCGCCCTTGCCGTCGTGCACCATTCCGCCGATCGATGCCTGGCAAACACTCTTGATATCGTTCGTCGCGAGATCGGGGTGATAGATGTCCAGCGCGTGCGGCTTGCCCTTATTCGGCAGCGACGAGCGGATCAACGCGACGAATGCGGCCCATTCTTCGAATTCGTCGATCCCGAGAACGGGGTCTTTCACCAGATAGAAGGTCGCCGTGAATTGCGCGATCTGCTCGCCCTTGTAAGTCGTGCTTGCGCCGCCCGATCCGTCGGCGTCTTTCACGTCCCACTTCTGATTTCGATCGTGACCCGAAAGCGTGAGCTGTCCGGGCGAGCGCTTGCCCGCAAGGACGATCGCGTCGTAAAGCGATTCGTTGTCGATGGGGTTAGGCATTGGCCGGCGCCTCACCGCCACCGAGCGAAAGCGCGTCCCCTTCGAGTAGCTTCGTTACCTGCTCGATGAAATCGAGGGCCAGCTCCTTCGCGCCCTCACCTTGGACGGTCATGTTTTGAATCACGATCGACGCGCCGCCGCCGGCTGCCGAAGCCGATCCGCCCTTCGCGTCGGGCGCCGAGGTGAGCGCTTCGAGCGCCCCGCGCGCATCGCCCGCGCCGCCGTCGACGCCTTGCGCGAATCCCTCGGCGGTGAAGCCGCCCATTTCTTCGAACACCTTCGACGGCGAGCCGATCTTAAGAAGATTCTCCGCGGCTTTGATGCCACCACTTACGACATCCTTAACGGCTTGGACCACCGCGCTCGCGGCGCCGGTGATGCCGTTCACAAGCCCCATGATCATGTTCGTTCCGAGATCCGTCATGAACTGGACGGCGTCGTTCCATCCTTCGTAGATCGACACGACGACGCCGATCAGCGCTTCCTCCAGCTTGTAAAGCCCGTACACGATCGCCCCGACCACGGCGACGGCCGCCACGATATGCGCAACGAATGAAGCGATGGCAACGACGACGACGCCCGCAATGATGGCCGCGCCGATGGCGAACACCTTGCCGACGAGCACGATTTGATCCGAGTACGGACGGAGGGCGAGATAGGCTTTCAGCGCCAGGATCTCAGCCTGCAAAAAGAGCCGCTCGATCTTCGGGATCGCGCCGGCCGCGCCATCGATCACCGGCTGGAACATCGCTTCAAATAGAAACTTCAGCGCCTTGCCGCTGGCCGTCGACGAATCGAAGAGGGCGACGAGCGTCTGAAACCCCTCTAGCAGGCTGTCGATCTTGAGGCCGCCGAACGTGGCCGATAGGTTTTCGCTTAGCCGCTTCGATTGGAAGTCCAGCGAAAGCATTTGCGCGGCGAAGTCGGGGCCGAACTTGAGTTTCGCCGCTTTGATCGCCGCCGCTTCGAGCGCAACCGAAAGCGCCTTTCCGCGTAGCCCCGTGTTGGCGAGCGTGCTTGCCATGCCCATAAGCTCTTCGCGCGTGCTCGGGACAATGGTTCCAAGGTTGTCGATCGTTTCCGCGAGCATCGCGCCGCCGGCCGAAGTGCGCGCGATTCCGTCCATCAAAAGACCCTGCGTCCGGTTCGTGTCGGCCAGGCTCACACCCCACCGGGCGATCGAAGCCGTCGCGACGATCGCGGCCGATGCAATGGCCAGGATCGCCACGCCGATCGCGACGTAGGGGCCGGCCGCGCCGATCGAAGTGCCAAGTTTTTTGAATCCGGTCGCGAGGCCGAACACCTTTTGGCCGGCCACGCCCGCGGGTCCGCCGAGCTTGCCGAACGCTTCGGCGATCTCGTTCACCTTGCCGGTACCTTGCGCGGCGGCCTCCGCTTTTCCGGCTTGCTCGGCTGCCCCCTTGACGTTTTTTAGTCCCTTCGACAGCGCCTCATGCTGAACGGCGGCGGCTGCCGCCTTGGCTTTCAGCGCGTCGAGCGCGGCACCTTCGGCGTCCATCGCCGTGGCCGCACGATCGGCGGCGAGCGATGCCGCGGAAAACTTCTTATCGAAAGCGTCGCCCGACTTGCCCGAAGCCATCAGGCGCTCCACGGCTTTCGCCGCGCGGTCGGCGGCGGCCTCCGCTTGCGCGTAACTCCGCTCCGCTTCGGAAACGGCAGCGTTCGCAACCGACATGGCGGCGGCGGATTCGTCGAATGCGGCGGACGTGGCCTTGACCGTGCGTTCGAGATCGGTCGCTGTCGCTCCGGCGGCCAGCATGCGATCGCCAAGGTTGGCGAGCGTGTTGACGGACGCTTCACCGCCCGTGAGCT